CTCCGCCGATAGTATCGGGTAATCCGGATTCCTGGGCATCTGCCGACCTTGCGGCTGACATCTTTTGCTCATAGATCTGCATCATGGCGGTTGCCATTGAGCCATGTCCGGTTATAGAATAAGCCATCTCCGCAGCCAACCTCGCTGCGATAGCATTTACAAAACTTGAATCAAACTGCGTGGGATCTGTCTGCCTGAATATGTACCTGATGTAGCAGGTGTTAAGGTCGGTAAGTAAAGCCCTGCCCTCTATCTCAAACTCTGTTTCGCTTTCCACATCGCTCCAGCCGCTTGAAACCTCAAACACCCTGAGGCAATCCGAGGGGATCTGGAATTGGTGGTCATAGCCAAACACCGGAGGAGTGGCCAACTCCGCTAATACAGCGCGTTTAATAGCAAAGTTCCAGGGATGCGCCCTAAGCACTTCATCCCGGACAAAGGTATAAACAGAGTTACACTTGCGCGCGTTCTCTGTGTCATCAAGCAAAGAGGTGATCCTGTCCGCACCCAGCATGGTGAGGGCGAGGTTGCATATAGTTACATCTGTCTGTGCGGGCATGTATATCTCCTTGTTAACCAAAGCCAGTAAGTTAACAGAATCGTTAACCTACTGGCTCCGGCTGTTTACTTAGTCAACTATGTATTTAATAGTTGCCTTTATTGTTCCCGTCATCAATACATTACCGCTGTTCTCAATGACTATGCAGTTATCAGATGAACCGGTAACTACATAATTTGCACCCGCTGCGGTCTGAGGCCCGACCGATGCAGCATTTCTGGATGTGTTGTATATCGCAATAAATAATGCTGGGTTCTGCGATGTACCCACCGTCAAGTGATTTGACGATGTTACAGCATCCGTCATTGTTATTTCGGTGATGATTGCCCCGACAGGTAAGGTAGGACCGATGTAGATATAGCCTCTGGTCAAAGCCGCGGCTACATAGCTATCGGTAATACATCTCACTCTGCCTGATACTAATCCCGGATCCAAGATATTGTTTCCTTTTGGATCAAGGATTTTAGTCCTATTCACTCCATAAACGATTGCCATTGTTTATCTCCTTAGTCCACAATATACATGGTTTCCAGTTTAATAACACCACTCGCTGATGCCGATAAACTGATCTTGATTATGTTATCTGTGGTTCCTGTTACTGTGTAGTTTGCTCCTCCGGCGGTGTCCGGAAATACCACTACTGCCGCAGTAGATGATTGGACAGCTTTCAAATAACGATCGCTATCACCCTCATCTCCTACCGTAAGATCAGGGCATGGTGTTCCTAATGCTGCATAGGACAGCTTGCCGCCGATTACGATGGCACCCTTTGGGAGCGTGTTTCCCATAGAAATTGTTGAATCCGAGGCGAGAATTACCGCCGTATAAGTATCGGTCATGCACCTGATCCTGCCCGCGATTGTTCCGGCATCCAGGATGTTATTACCGTACGGATCCAGCAATTTGGTGCGATTAACACCTATCACGATTGCCATATTTTAATCCTCCGATTACTTTTGAAGTTGCATAAGTGCTTACAACTATTAACCAATATACGCGCCGATCTGTACGACCTTAGCTTCCTCAAGACGAGTTGCTCCGATACCCATAGAGCTGAATACCTGGGTAGCATAATTCTTATCGGATCTCTCCTCAATGCGGTGGGTAAGGTCTTTTGCAATAGCCAGAGCCACGCCATCTGTCGCCCAAGCGGGGCAAAGACGGATAGTAGCGGTGGAGCCTGTGGTCAGCCTGTTGCAAAGGTGGAAATTGAAACCTAAGAATGTGTTCACTTCGCCGTTGACGAGAGCCTTGACGGAGTTGTAATCAGCATCCTTGATTTCGGTTGTGTTCAGTAGATCAGCCAGCTGGGTTCCGGTGATGGCAATATGCCTCTGCACATTCGGATCCACATCAGCATTGTCAAAGATCTTTTTCGCGTTCAAGAGCTTGACAAGGCCTAAGCCGGTGGTACCTGCGGTAACTATCTGCGCATAAGGCAGGGTTTCCGTTGATGCACCCTCTTGGCCGGTAACTGCATCAGCCCAGAAAGCTGCGATGATCGTGTCATCAATCGCGCGGCCTAACGCGTACGCGGCGTTCATGACATAATCGCTGGTAGGATCAATAAGCATCTTTAGCTGATCCTCTTTGTCCAATAGATCCGCCCATACCCAATCGTACAAGGTAACCTGGCGTCTTTTGTGGACAGACTTGATTAACGGCGTGTCGGTGTTGCGGACGGTTTTCTGTACAGCTGCTGTCGCGTCTAACTGATCAAAGTACGCTGTGCGGCCAACTACTCCCGGGCGGACCTTAACACAATTACGCAGGACAGAGCCTCTTTGCTGTGAGAGTATGTCAATGTTCCGACCATACTGCTGCACAAATGCTGTGGTAATATCGTTTGTTGCCATGAGTAAATCCTCCTAATTTCTGTTGATAATACAACTAATCCGTTGTAACAGATTGTCCGCTCTCGCGGGTCAATCAATGCCGGTTGTCGGGCCTCATTAAGAGGTTCTCCACTCTTGACGCACTCACCTTTGAGCCTATTGCTTAGGTTCCTCTGGGTGAGCCTGCTCAAACAATTCTTTCATCTGAGCTACTGCAAAATCATGCTCCGGATTCATAAGATCAAAGTACGCATGCTTAGGCTGGCTCAAGATCTTAGCGATCTCCCTGTTAGCCTCATCGGGCGACTTTGTGAGCTGGGCATGATCACCGATCAGCTTGTCCTCACTCATGCGCTTGCCGATTTCAGCAAACAGCTTAATAACCCTGGGATCATTTCCTAAGCCTGAATCCATGAGCTGAAATATCTCATCACTTCCGTATGTTTGTAGCACCTTGCGGGCGGTTCCTACATTCTGATCATAGGCCTTGCCCCATTCATGCCTTAGCGCTGCCTCAGCCTTGACCATACCCTCGGCCCTTGCTGATTCAGCCTGGCCAATAGCATTGACTGTATCTTTCATAAACCAGCTATATACTTCTGACACCTGGCTAGGTAACAACCCGGCTTTGTGTGCTACACCTAAAAATTCTTTCATCTTTTCCGGCGCAACCTGAGGGAAATTAGCCGGCATGTTATCTAATTTTGGCAGAGTGTACTTATCAGGAGATTCCGGTCTGCCTAACCTGCTCCATACCACATCCCAATCCTCCGGCTTTGCATCCTTGCCCGGAAGCGGGATCTTGTCTTTGCCTACAAACTTCTCCAGCTCAATGTAGCTCTTTACCACATCAGCCGGTGTCTTAAACTTAGTTGCCGCCGGGTGATTACGAATATCCTCCGGTAATGCGCTGTGCCAATCTGCTACTGCTGTGTTGTCCTGTGGGTCTTGATTGTCCATCTGTGGGTCAAGATTATCCTGTTGTGCCATTGATGAATCCTCCCTCTCTGGGTAGTGAATCTGGTTTCATTTCTAACATTCTCCTGATATATATAAGCACATTCCGCTGCCCCTCATTGAAAGCGGAAATATGCGCTGATGTCGGATCAAAAGTGCAGTTGAATAATCCGCACCTGGTTTCCAAATCCTTTAACACCATCTTACCGGCATCTGTGGCAAATACCTGTCTATAACACTCTAGCGTATCACGCAACTTCTGCTGGTTGTCCGGCATTAGTGGCTACCTCCTCTGCTTCTGTATAGTTCTTCAATCCCTCTGTGGCGGTCTTTCCGATCTGCGCCGCGGCGTTTAGCTGCTGCATCTGAGCCATCTGCGCCTGTTGCTGCGCCCTTTGTTGCCTGATCTGTGCTACTTCCTCAGGGCTTCTTACAATAGACGGAGGAACATTGTGCATGTCTGCCTGCCTGTCCACGATGTCATCTGAGTTGAGCTTATCCAGGACAGTCGGAACAAAGCTGGCCATCTGGCCCACCATGCCTAAGAAGTTGCTCATGGAGTTTAGATCAGCCGCTCTCTGCGCCTTAGCTAAAGGCGATGTGTATTCAATAACATATTCCTGTCCGCGCAGCGATGCGGGTGCAGGAGGAATAACCCCGGCTCTAAGCATGATATTGAATGTGCGGTTGATCACCGGGTTCAGTAACTCTGACATTAAACGGCCCAAAGTCGGTGCGAGGATCAGCATCTTTTCTGCATTTCGTTGGATAACCTCCGTAGCGGTCATGCGCCCCTCAGGGACCTGGGCCATAAGTAAGAATAGATCTACAAAGAAGTTGCGCTGTATCACCTGCCTGCGTGCGTTCATCATTTCAAAGGACACAGGGATATTAGCAGGGCTATTAAGAAAATCAATGCGATCATTTGGATTTGATCTAGTAGCATAGTTTATCGCTCCCGGGCTTTGCTTGATCGGCAGTAAGAAGCCGTCATGCGGCAGCACCATTGGCGGATCCACTATCTTTTGCGCGGCCCTGATCGTAACCAGGTCCATGGAGTTTAGCATCTTTATATCAGAGTAACTCACCAGGCCGGGACCTGTGCCATACAGTTCGCCTGCCTGCTTGTTGAATCTCGGACACATAAAGGGAAACTCCCAGTATCCGCTCTCTGATATGATCTCTCTGTTCTTTACATCTATGTACATTGATACAAAAGGCATATTAGTTGAATCACGCTTGCCGGGATCGTAGTCTGCTCTTGGCCCGACAAAGTGGCAAAACTCCACAGTACTATCATCGTCATCATCCTCTATCAGCTCAAGAGTGGTCTTGCCGGCCTCCTTGCCCCACAGCCTGTAAGCCTGCCTGGCTGTCAGCTCAAACTTGCGGTACACCGTATCAACCCGCTCCGCCTCATCCTCATCAATATATATTTCAGCAACTGATCTTGAATAATACCGCACCACATCACGCATATCCTCTGTTACATACAAACAGCCCCAGCCGAATATAGGCATGTCCAGGTAAACCTCATGGATCTGCTGATTAAAGTTGCTTGCATTGATAGCGTCATACATGCTGTCCTCGGAATCCCGCAGCCAAAGCTTGACTTCTTTCCTCTGCATGATGCGCGGATCCTTGATGCGCAGGGTAAACCACTTGCTTGACGGATTAGTCATGTAGCTGTGGAAGCCGGCAGCAAGGACAATGTTAGCCTGGATCGCTGTTGAATCATACACATCATAATCCAGTTTCTGTCCGGGAGTGCGTTTCTCTATGATGTCTGCCTTGCGAGGTAAGCAATACTTAGCGACATCCTGCCAGGTGGCCTCATAGGTAGCTCGGTTGGATTTCATTTCGTTATATCGCTTGATTACTTCCTCTGCATCCCATTTCATGATTAGCTCCTATTGACCTAAAAGTGATTTCGTGCCTACCGGCTGATCCTGGCTGACACCTCTTGGCCCGGTCAGGAGAGTGCCTCTCCTGCCGCCTTTGTTTACCGCTGTTGCTGTTGCCGCTGCTTTCTCTTTGGCCATCTGAGCTGTTACCTGGTTGCGATACAAAGCCTCATAATTAGGGCTTGCCGGCTGTGTTGGCGCAGGTGCTGGCGGTGCCGGTGGCGGAGTGTACTCCGGTACTTCTGGCCCGCCTGAAAAAAAGTTACCTATTGCTTGAAAGAAATCTCCCATTATGCCCCCATAAGTGTTTTGTACCCCACTGGAGCTGCATCAAGCAACCCGCGTGGCCCGGTTAATATAGTCTTGGTAAAACTCACCCTGCGCTTTAATGCCGTGCGTTCCTGCTCTGCTGCCTCCATAGCTGCCTTGCGCGGATCCACTTCCTCTGGCAACTCCTTTAATTCTGGCATTTGTAGCTCTTGCGGAAGCTCCTGTTGCTCTTGTTGCTGCCCAAACATACCCTGGGCCAAGCTGACACCTGAACCCACCACAGAGGCCATATTAGCGGCATTTGCCCAGAACGATCCGGCTGCTACTGCGCCGGCTGCTGCGGCAGTAGTTGCTCCATAAGTTGCTATTGCAGGGCTGATAAGAGCAGGAGTTTCTCCTATAAGATTAGCCATAGCAAATGCACTTGCCGCACCTAATCCGGTTGCGGCTGCTGCTCCAGCTGCAATACTGCTTGCCGCACCTGCTGCTATCCCAGCACCCAAAGATGAACCGGCTATACCTGCGCCTGCCCCGCCTGCAAACAATCCTCCGATAATAGGCAAGAACCCCATCTCTAATCCTCCCGATCTCTTACAATCATTCTAAACTTACCGAATATGGTGTCAATATCTCTGCAAAACTTAAAGCCTAGTCGCTTGGCTAGCATCAACAACGCCCGGTTCTTAGCATCAGTTATGCCGAATAAGCGTTCAATCTGTGTTGTTTCAAAGATGTGCTTGATCAGCACCTGGCCAGGCCTAAAGGTCATCTCGGCTTTTCTATCCAGCGCCTTACACAAAGCATTATCTCTGTAAAGATCAATAGTCCATATATCAATATCATCATTGTAGCAAATATAACCCACTCCATATTTCTGGTCTTTGTAATAAGAGTTCCAGAAGTATCTGCCATAGTTTCTTAGTAGTCGGTACATCTGCTCCCGGCTTACTCTGTTCCACTTGTACTTCATGGCCAGGTCAACCAGGTAATCAAAATCTGTCGGCTTGTCAAAAGGTACTAAGGTGATCTCTCCGCAAGTAATAAGTTCAAGTACCTTAGGCATCTTTAGTCAGGATAGTCTTGCCCTTGCGCTTAGGCAGCTTGCCCTTAGGAGTATGTGCCTGCCAGCGCTTTGCCATCTTAGGATGATTAGCATACATCCATTTTCTCTGAACTTCGCTAACAAAGGGCATCTATGCCTCCATGCTACGCGCCTGATACTCTCCGGCGCTGATGTAACCATACAATGCGATATCTATCAGTGCGCAGCAGAACGCGCTGAACAGCATAGGCACCAGGCACACATAAGCCAGCAGGAATGGTATCGGACCGCTATCCCAGAAGTCATCCATCATTCTACGGCCTGTCTTGGCAACCTGGCCATCTGCCTTGCGTCTAAAGCCGAATCACAACCCGCTACTGCCATCATTAAAGCATCGGCTCTGTCCGGGCTTTTCAGGCCATCCTTGCGCATCTCATCTTTTGATATGATGGTTTTCTTTCCGCTTGACCTGAACCCAAACCTGATTGTAAGCAACTGATCCATAAGCATCTGATCCGGCTTGATCTTCAAGTACGACTTGTTCATCATCTCTTGCAGCTTAAAGAATCCCTCTGCCCGCTTGTTCTCATACACCGCTTCATTGTTTGCCTTGCCGCCTGATATGAATGGGATTACCTGCAACCTAAACTCTCTTAAGCGGTCTGTTACCCCTCCGCCCATCCCGGTATCATCTATCACTATCGCATCCACTCCAAAGGTGCGCTGGATGTCCACGATCTTGCCTACTGTTTCCATAAGCGATTTATTGCGCCATCCCTCCAGGTAGATCTGCTCCCAGATGAACACACCTCGGCTCTCTATGATATTGAATACTGTTTCATCCTCACCGAACCTGGCCACATCAACTGCCAATACCCGCTTCTGAGTACCTCCGGGATACACCTCAATCTTAGGCGCGCTATATACAACTTGGTGAGTAAGCAACAGATCATCAGCATCAAGCTCCTCATGGCTGTTCATCACGAATCTTTTATAATGATTCGGAGATTCTATCTCCATGCGCCTTAAGTCATTGATAAAATCCTGCGGCAAGTTATCCGCGTTGTCAAAGGTGTTGGCCTGGGTAACATGAAAATCCTCGCTTGGCGGGTTATTAATAAACATTTTCCACAAATAATTGTGGCCATTAGCATTGGCTATAATGTTCATCTGCCGATAAGGTGCATTCTGTCGCCTTAACCTATCACGCAAGAATGTGAATGTTTCATCATCCGGCATTTCCTCGGCCTGCTCTATCCCAATAACTGATAAGTTAATATTGCGCAATACATTTATCTCTGACATGTGGCGAAACATTATAATTGATCCATTGGGAAACTTATATTCTTTATTACTATCAACTGTAACATGGAAATAAGCTTGGAAATCTTTAATAGTGCTATCTCTTAAATCTGTGTACTCACGACGCACGATAAGAGCAAGAGTATCAGGATATTGTTCACAAAACATCCATATCTTTAATAGCAGCATGTATGTCTTGCCGGTACCAATACCTCCGATTAAAGCAGAATATCTGGATTTGTCCGATAAATACTCCGCCTGGAATGGTTTAACCTTTACCTCTAAATCTACCATTATCTCCTATCCATTTCTTTAATCGTGTTGCAATTAGCACACAAAACAGTGCGCAGCGCGGTATTTCTTATGTTCTCTCTTACGATACTCAGGATCCTCAGAGAGTTTCTGTTTGCGCCACTCCCTCATGTATTCTATTCTGCGAATCGGATTTTTCCAGCCCACTCTTTGCCTCTTTCGGTTTCCAATCTTGTGGATAAACAATTACTATGCGCTGTTCTGGCCCCTCTATCTTACCGGAATGTTCAACCTTATTACCCTCAGTTTCAACCCTTAACTGATCCATTAAAGCAGCTGAATCTTGCTTAGTATCTCCGCGCTTTTTGATTTGCTTTTTAAGCCAAATAATGCGCTTGATTTTCTCATACTCTTTATCTAATTTAAGGACAGAGCGATTTGCGTAAAGTATTCTCCTGACTTGCCTTCCGCTAATCCCGACCTGACCACCTATTTGATCGGTGTCAAGTTCCCCATCAAGGAATAAATCACAAATCTTTGCATCCCTGATCTTGTGCCTGGTTACTATTTCCGGTATTTTCATCCCACTCCACTCTTACTGTAACTGTTGCATCCGCAGGCGCTTGCGCTAACTTAAACATGTTCTCATTCTCGCCCTGGATCTT